CAGATTAATTGCCTACTTAGTGGCGACCCTGCTAAAGAGTAGCTGCCCCGCAAGAAGCGAGAGCGCTGCGAAACTCGAAGTGTTCATCTCAGCAGTGGCTTCGAAAGGTGTGACCCCATCGCTTATCCACCACCCTGCTGTATTAAGATCATCTCTAGCTAGGCCGTCAGCGTCGGCTGTGTTGCCCCTAATCTCCGCGGCGACTCCCCACTTTGAATCGGGAGGAGATACGTTGGAGTAGTACGTGGCCCCAGGTGTTTTAGTTTCTACTTCGGAACAAATCGCGAGATTCCACAAATACGTACCGACTGGGAAAACCCAGCCTGTCAGCACTTGCTTGGCATCGAGATTGTTGTATTCAACGTTAGTAAAAGGGACCTTGTATGGCGTGGCCGGCGATAATGGAATAGGTGCGGGGATTTTGGCGAAAAAGCCGTTTTCTGGAGTTGGGTCAAGCGCACGCGGCACTTGTGGTGCCTTGAACTCGAATGTATAATCAGCAAAGATCATTCCAACAACCATGGGGTCGTTGTCATGACTGGCTGATATATACACACGGGCTCCATCGGTGTTGCGTTGCGGCTCGGCTTCACTCACACGCGTGTACATCCACTTATTCTCTGCATGAAATTTTCCTGGTATGACCGAAAAGGTCTGGTTGTTCCACAAGGGTCCATAAGTGGACCCAGACATATTCATGAGTTCAGCTGCATCAGCCGGTGCTGGATCCTTAACATCATAATCTGCTCCCAAGATAATCCGACCATTATGGCGCGTGGATGACTCGGTTACAAATCTGAGTTTGAAGGTTCTCAGCCGATACAGTTCGTATGAATTCGCCTGTGGAGCAAGCCAGCGAACGAGGTTCGCGTTTCCGGGATTGACTGAATAAGAATGAAGGCCCGTAGCAAAGTCGGGGTCTGATCTGAGGTCACGAACAAACTCCGTGTGGGAGATAGTTGTAACCCCTTTAGTAGTGCGGACTCGTGGTCGGCCCGCGTTTCCGACTTGACCACGTGCTGCAGGTGCACGGATGTTGCGCGTCTTCCGGTCTGTGCGATTCCGGCGGCGCCGTGTGGGTCTTGGCTTGGTAACTTTAGAGCCCTTAGCTTTCTTTGTTCTTGAAGAAGATTGGTGTTTAAGGTTGGAAGTAATCCAGTATTCCAACCCGAGCAAAGCTAGACTAGTACCATATTGGATTTTGACGTGCATTCTCACTTTCATTTGGTATAGGGATTCCCGATCGTCTCCATCGAGTTTATATAACCTCCTGTGTCTAGTGAGTACGTCCAGGTCAAGCAACTCATGTGCCACAATAATCATGTTGCTAGATCGTCTATAATAACCACCTTCACCCCCACTACCATGCCCAGACTAGCTGTTTTACGAGATTCTAAAGTCCTGTTTAGGGTTTGAATGGTTGTGGAGTCAGGGTGGTCTAACACGATAACATGACACACTTATACTTGAGTAAGGGAAGCGAAAGGCCCGAAGGCGAGGGCGAAGACAGAGCTTCGAAACCAACCATATAGGCGCGTCACCCCACCCTTACTCGGGGGTTCCTCAAAAGACCCGAAGGCGAAAACGTCAGC